AGTTATGAACGCATTAACAAACATCCAATTAGAAGCACAGGTTATAGTAGAGCGAGTAGCCGATCGTCAAATCAATGAAATGAAGGAGCGATATAATGAATACCAGGAATGGGTTCAAATCGCTAGCAACCCCGTTATGAGAGTTAGTTATTATTATGAAGGTAACTCATTTAACCCCATTGATGAGAGTGAGAGTATATTCAAGTACATCTACATGACCAAATTTAAACGATATAACCATGAATTAAAGCAAAGTGTGTTATCAACCGAATACCCAACCGATAGACAATTACTACGTGCCATGATGTGTAATGGGGAAATGATGGATCAAGTAAGGGAATTGCGTGAGCAAACACGTGCCAATTGGGATGTTCGTTACCGTGAGCAATTCATAAGCAAAAATTCATTTAAATTAAACCGTGCGTTAGCAAAACATTTAACCGACGACATGACAGCAAGCAATATTAAAGTGTTGGTGGGTGATGATGGTGCAGAGGTAACAGCAGTAGTAGATAATATGATATTCAGAACATTCGGAACGTTGTGTGGTGGATATATTCAGTGTTACCATTACCGATATAGAAGTAGCCTGAAGTAATATATAATATAGATCGTCGACGGGTGGATATCCCGTCGTCGTACTTACATATAATGTTGGTGTGGCGGTCGGCGGCCGTACCGCGTAATATCCGCGTAATATACCACGCGCGCCGATGTCCATCGATGCGTGTATGCGCGGAGAAAGGGTTTAGCGTCATTCACAGAGCTTATACAAAAGTACACCACCGAGGAGTATATACAAATATACCCCCATAAATGAATATAAAGGCCCAAAATGGAAAAAAGGATAAAAAATCGTGGATCCAAAACCTCTTTTTTAAACAAAATTTTCACCGTCGATGAAGTATATACAGTAATTTGAAAGTAATGTACAGGAAACTTGGCTTAGCCAAGGAGCGGTCGTATATTACGGACGTAATAAGAAATAATAAATAAATAAAAGTTATGAATTTAAACAACACAAAAACACTATCAAGAGAAGAAATTAAATCAATTGCTCCATCAGCATTTACAACTAAAGGTCATGAAGCTACTTCATCCCATTATGTTCACATTCCAACAGATCGTATCATCAACGATATGGAATTATTAGGTTGGGGAGTTGTCGATGCTAAAGAGGTTAAAGCCCGTAAAGGTATTGGTTTCCAAAAACACTTACTAATATTCCGTAATGAGGAGGTAGTAATTAATGGAGAAGATGGAGATACAGTGTATCCCCAGATCCTATTAACCAATTCACACGATGGTAAAAATGCATTTACCTTCACAGCCGGTTTGTTTAGAATGATTTGTGAAAATGGTTTAGTTATATCTACGGAGGAATTCGAAAATGTTAAGATCCGTCATATGGGTTATGATTTCGAAACTCTACAATCAACTATTAAAATGATGGTTGAACGTTTACCGTTAACTGTTGAATCTATGAATAAATTGAAACAAACACAATTATCCCAAGAGCAAGCACTTGCATTTGCTAAGGATGCATTGGAAGTTAGATTCGGAACCGATACCCAACATTTCAGTTTTGATCTAGAAGATATATTAAACCCAGTCCGTAGGGAAGATTACGGTAATGATTTATGGAGTGTGTTTAACGTCGTTCAGGAAAAAATAATGGACGGAGGATTCCAATATTCATCCGGTAATAAAGTACGTAAAGCACGTAAGATCAAGAACTTCAAACAGGATATTGATTTGAATTCTAAATTGTTTGATTTAGCGTTACAATACGCTTAATCTACATATTAAATTGATGTGTCCCACTACGGTGGGGCACGTCTTATATTTAAGTATATACGTATAGATGTAGTGGGTATGTCTAAGAGAAGGTTTAGGTTTTAATGTTAAATAGTTATGAAAAGAATTACATTTGAAGAAGCACAAAAATATATTTCCTGTGAAGATGACTTTACATCTAAAGGAATGGCTAGTGCTTATTATTTTACTTTAACCCCTTCACCTGATGGTGATGGTTGGGAGGATGTTACATATTATACTAAGCGTCCTACTGCTATGTATACTAATAGAGATGGAGATTTTGACTCTTGGGTTTACATTATGTCTAACCCTACTATGCCCGGTTATTATAAAATTGGGTATACTAAAAATACTCCTGAAGAGAGAGCTAAGCAAATTTCAAATGCTACGGGGGTTATTGTTCCTATGAAAGTAGAATGGGCATTCCATTGTTATAATGGGTTTGCTTTGGAACAGGAAGTACACCATAAATTAGAGGCTTACCGTATTAATCATAATAGAGAGTTTTTTCAAATCTCTTTAGATGAAGCCCAACAAACTATTGAAGAAATTGGAAAGAGATATGTGTAGGGATTTGGCTACCCGAGGATTTGTTCGTATATTCCGGGGGTAATAAAAAATTAAAAACAAACAATATGTATAAAGAAGAATTAAAAGCAGAAGCAATAAGAATTATTAAAGCAAATCCTGAACTTAAATCAGAAATACAGGAATTGTATTCGTTAGCCATTTCAGAGATTGAAGAAGGCGGATCAGAATATCATGAGTGTGATTTAGCTCATAATGATATGTTAGAACTTGAATTTCAGAAGCATAATGAAAATAAGAGTTATGGATAAATTTAAAGAGATATTATTAGAAACAATTGAAGAAAATCGACTAGAGATGTTGATACCTTCAAGAGATTATTCCGAAGAGGAGCTTGTCTATATGCGTGGTTATAATCAAGCGCTGGAGGATATGCTTGAGGATTATGACGACGATTTATACACTATTAACCACGAATCTCACGCATTTTTATTGAATTAATATGAATAAAATAAAAGAACAATTTATAGAAAAATCATCAAGTGAAGAAATGCTTGATATTGTAGAATGCCTTGATAGAGCTGAACAATCAAATCTTTTAATTGAGGTAGTTTACACTGCTTTAAAGGAGATGAAATCTAATCCTAAATCTTCTCCATTACTCTGTTTACAGATTTCTCTAGATAGTTGGGATTGTTAAGGATAGTTTCGTATATTGATAATATAAATAAATAAAAATAAAAGTTATGAACGAATTGAAAAATGAATTAGTAAACGAGTTGGCATTTTTGAGTGGATTAAAAGATAAAGTTTGGAAATACCATCCAAACAATCCCGATAGAGTATCAGTGGTAGATGAATATGCTCAACTACAGATGGAGATTGAGGAAATAGAAGACAGATTAGACCAGTTAGGTTTTTAATCAATATGCTGCTGTGGTGGAATAGGTAGACACGTGGGACTTAAAATCCCATTCCCTAAACGGAGTACCGGTTCGATTCCGGTCAGCAGTACAGAAAACCAAAAGGAGGAAAAAGTAATATCGCTATTAATTTCCCAATTATAGCGTTTGGCCGTAACAGATAAGTAATGACGATTACGAAACTTAAGGGTAGCCTTTAAAATTTTTTGATTACAGGTTGGATACCTAAAATCTCCATTATATATTTATCGTAAATTATTTAAAAGCGAGAGTAGCTCAGTTGGTAGAGCATTAGTTTACCAAACTAAGGGTCGCGAGTTCGAATCTCGTCTTTCGCTCTAAGTAAGTTGTTTCAAATTAAATAAATTAAAAATTATGGAACAAATTATTTTAGCTTTCGGTTTAGGTATTGTATTGGTCATTGACATTGTCTTGGTCTATGTGGTACTACAGTCAAATAAAAAAGTTAATGAATGTGAAAATCATATTCGTAACTTCGAACAAACTATCAGTGATACTTATAAAATCATTGATGAAAAAGATCGTAACCTAGGTGGTTACATTAGTGAGGTCGATCGTAAGGTTGATTCTCGAATTGATAAACTCGATGCTCGGGTGGTGATGGAACTTGAGCGTTTTAAACAAACATACATCAAATCTTATTAAATAAACTTTCACCGAGACAACTTACTTACATTAAAGGGGCATTTGCCCCTTTTTTGTGTTTATATGTGATTACATATGATTTGTACGTGGTTATGTGAATTATATTCGGTAACGTATAATACACACGTAAAAAACGGAATAAACACATATTTATGTACATGGATATAGAAAAAGTATTTGGATTATTTGATAATGAGGAACCGGATTCATTGCTTGAAAAAGCGAGACTGGTGGATCAATTATTAGATTATAAAGAACATCCTTTGTTCTGGGTAGGTATGTTTAAAAAACTTATTCATAATCATAAAACATTCAATAGTAAAGTTTTAGAGTTTTATTCAAAAATGGATGAGGAATTAGACATATATGATGTTGAAGTTGCCGGTGAATTTGTAGTCTACAATAGAGCTTGGTTTTGGATATCAAAAATAAATATTCAAGATAGGGATAACCAGGAAGCTATATTACATTACGGAGACGAATATCTAACAACTTATTTTAAGTTTATAATATCGTATTTTGAAGAATTTGAAGAATATGAAAAATGTGCCCATATAAAAACACTTCTAGACTATACCCAACTTACTTTAAAAATAAATTAGGAAGTATAAAATATTATTCGTATCTTGGGAGTACAGGAAATGTAAATGAGGGGATGAGAGGAAGGGAATAAGAGAGATGGATGGGATAAAGGGGTAAATAGGTACCCGGGGTTATAAAATTAATAAAGTAAATAAATATAATATGCAACATAGAGAAGCAATCACCACAAAACTAGAGAGAGCAGAAGGCTCTATCTCCCGACTACAATCACTATTATCTAGAAATGGAACATTAAGTGATATTAATAAATTAATAGAGGAAACTAAGGATTCTATTCAAGATGCGAAGGATTATATCCAACGTGAACCTAGAACAGCAGTAGAAAATTAAAAAATTAATAAAATAAATAAAAGTTATGAATCTAACAGCAGAAAAAATCCAATTAAATTGGAGCGAATTTATGGGTAATATTGATACCTATATCTCATCACCTCGTAAAGAGAAATTAATCGAATTTTATGAAACGTATCAAGAGCGTATTATACTTATGCCTGCTTCTCATAAAAAAGAATACCATTCTGCCTTTCCCGGAGGTTATGTTGACCATGTAAATCGTGTTGTACGAGGAGCATTATCAATGTCTGGGTTGTGGGAAGGTTTTGGATGTGATATGACTACCTTTACTACCGAAGAATTAGTATTCTCAGCTATTAATCATGATTTAGGTAAAATGGGTTCGGAAACCGAAGAATCATATATATCCCAGGACGATAAGTGGAGACGTGAAAAATTAGGAGAGGATTATAAATTCAATACTAAAGTACCATTTGCTTCTGTACCCGATCGTGGATTATTTATGTTACAATCACATGGTATAACGTATACATTCAATGAAATGGTAACAATCCAGACTCACGATGGATTGTATGATGATGCGAATAAAAAATACCTAATGACGTATATGCCCGAACAAAAACCTCGTACATCATTACCTTTTATATTACACCAGGCCGATATGATGGCTGCTAGAATTGAGTTTGAAGTTGAATGGTTACCTAAATTTAAAGGTAGCGTGGCTACCCCAAATAAAGTATTTACATTGGGTACCAATAATAAAACGAACACTGTTAATTCGACAGTTAAAACTAAAGCCCTTGGATCTATTAAAAGTCAAGGACTTAAAAATATGTTAGATAATTTATGATATACTTAACAATAATATTATCGGTATTGGTCGTTGCCTTAGGGTATACGACCTTTAACCTTTTACGGAAAAATGAAAAACAAGAAGATATACTCTCCGGGTATATGTCTTACTTGAATAAAATTTCAATGTATATCTCCGAAACGGATAAACGTTTAAAAGAGATAGATGCTAAAGAAACATTCAAATCGGATGATGAAATTGGATTTTTCTTTGAACAAATAAAAAATATTCAAACCGTTCTTAACAGCTTTAACGTTAAGAATATTTAATATGGCTAAAAGGAGAAAAAAAGGTATTCAATATTTTACCCAAGAAACCGAAGATTTTATTGTATTATATAATGAAACAGAAGATTTCGATGTAAAGAGTAGAATATACAATGATAAAATCCATTATGCTTTTTTCAAACTAACGGAAAACATAATTCATACTTTTAAATTTTATTATACTGAAGTAGATAATATTGAAGATCTACAACACGAGGTAATAACATTTCTTCTTTCAAAAATCCATTTATTTGATCAATCACGAGGTGCCAAAGCATTTTCTTATTTTGGCACCATAGCAAAACGATATTTAATATTATCAAATCAGAAAAATTATAAAAAACGTGTAGATACTGCACCTATTTCTGTTTTAGAAGATGATGAAAACCATTCATATAATATTTTAGAAGGACATAAGAATGATTTATTATCTAAATTTATAGATGAATACACAGAATATTGTACTACAAATATTTATAAATTATTCCCTAAAGGTGATGATGCTACAATAGCAGATGCTATTTTAGAATTATTTCGTAAAAGAGAAGATATTGATATTTTCAATAAAAAAGCATTATACATTTATATTCGTGAAATGGTAGATGTTAAAACTCCTAAAATTACAAAAATAGCTAATCAGCTATATGATGTGTTTAAAACACATTATGTCTTTTATTTGGAAAACGGTTATACAAAGTTTTAGTTTCTATATTTATAACGGAATTAAACGTATGTATTATGTCACAATTAGATAGTGTAGTATTTGGTAAGAAAAAATTCTCGGATATTCTTCAAGAAATATATAATAACCAAACAGAAAAAAAAAGACAAGTTAGCGCATTAATATCGGAATTAAAACCCTTAATATCCGATATAGGTGATGCTACTCTTATTGTTCCCTTGATTAAGGAATATATGGAAATTGGAGTTAAAAATGATGAACAACTCATCAAAATGGCTACCATTATTCAACGTGTATTACAAAATCAAACAACTGAGGGAGAATATACAATTTCAGAAGATGAGAAAGACCAACTTTTATCAGCAATGGAAGAACTTCAAACTAAAAAATTAAAATAATGGCAACTTATGGGTTTTCATCTTTAAACAAATCCCTTAACTCTAATGATAAAGGACAACTATCAACGCCTAAACCAGATCAAATAACAGTAGGTAGAGTAACAAAGGTTTATATAGATCCTAACAATCCATCCCAAATAGGATGGGTAGAATATGTAAATGTTAATAAACCTACTACACCTCCTAGTGATTTATCTGTTTCTAATACAAGCATATTACCAATAGCAAAACCCATATTATCCCATACTAGATATATTCCATTAATTAATGAAATTATATTATTAATAACTGAAGCAGATATAGGAATATCATCTTCTATATCTAGTAAATCAGTATATTATATGTCGGTTATTAATATGTGGAATCACCCACATTTAAATGCATTTCCACAATATGAGGGTAATACCTCCCCCACTCAACAAAAGTCATATGTTCAAACAAGTTTAGGAAGTACAGTAAAACAACCCAATCAACCATCTACAATAACATTAGGTGATACATTTATTGAATTACCTAATATCCACCCATTACAACCCTTTGAAGGAGATTTAATTCAAGAAGGTAGATGGGGAAATAGTATTAGATTTGGATCAACCATATTATTAAATGGTGACCCACAAAATTGGTGGTCATCCGGGAGTATAAGTGGTAATCCTATTACTATCATCAGAAATGGTCAAGGAGAACAATCAAATGAGGGAACAACGGTTGTGGTTGAAGATATAAATAATGATGAATCTTCTATTTGGTTAGCAAGTAACCAACAAATCCCACTTACACCAGCAAGTGATGATTATACCAGTTATAAAAATGCACCAACATCCCCAACAGAGTATTTAGGAAAACAAATAATAATAAATTCAGGTAGATTAGTATTTAATACTACTGAAGATCATCTATTATTAAGTTCAAATAAATCTATAAATTTAAATGGAGTAGAAAGTGTAAACACAGATACACCTTTATTTGTAGTACAAGCAGATAAAATATATTTAGGTTCAAAAAATGCTGATCAACCATTATTATTAGGAAATAATACAAAAGATTTACTTAATTCATTATTAATAGATATCAAAACTCTACTAACTGTTCTATCAGCACAACCCGGAGTACAACCAGGAACTCCACTTGAACCAACAAGAACAACTGCTGAAAATATGATACCATCTATTAATCAATTAATTAGTGATATTAATGAACCTGGGTATTTAACCTCTAAAGACAATTTTACATCGTAATATGGGACCATTTGAAGATATCAATAATATAAAAGGAAGTATAAAAGATAACTTAAAATCAAAAATACCTTCTAATCCTCTTAATGGGGTGTTTCCCTCAAATAAAAATACCCCTACATTAGATCCTAAAAATGTATTTCCTACTACTGCTACATTAAATGATGATCAAAAAACACCAATTACTGCTTTCTGGGAAAAAGGTATTAGCGGATACCCTGTATTTAGTTGTCAAGCCGTAAAACAATATTCTGAAGGTCCAAAAACATTTACTAGTAAAAAATTATCAATTCCCTCAAAACCTACAGAAGATGAATTAAATTCATCCCTTTCAAATATATTCTTTAATTTATCTCAAGAAATATATGTTTATGATTCTAAACTAAAATTAGAGAATGGTAAAACTGAATATAGTCCTGAATTATATAATTTTGTTTACCCAACAAATGTTCCCTGGAAAGAACCAAAACCTTCACCCCAAGATAAAGAAGAGGAAAGAGAAGCAATAAAAATAACAAATAAGAAACGTACTAAAAAAACAAAATCTCTTAAAGTTAATGAGGAGGCTATATTAAATGCAACCCCAAGTGATTTAAAAACCACAGGAGCAAGTAAATTACCCGAGTTAATATATAAACTAGGAGAAACAATCCCTATAATAATACTCCCCGTATTAGAAAATTTAATCATTGAATATATAACAAATTATATTAAAGATAATATTGACTTATGTCCCCCACGAAATGTTTTAGAAAATTTAACAATTTTAAGAAATAGAATTGTAAATCAATTAAATAAAATAGTTAATAATATAGAAAAAATAGGTAGTTCTATATCAGGTATACAACAATTTTTAAAGGGTGTATTAAAATCAATAACTGGAATTGAATTAGCATCTATAGGAATATCAGCAGGAGCAAAAGCATTAGTACCTCCTGTAATTATACCCGGTGCTATAACTTCAGCTTTAAATGATGCTCAAACATTTATTAGAAAACAAACATTTGATAAATTAGGTAATTCTAAATTATCAAAAGCCACAGCAACAGTAGCATCAGCATCAATGGTTATGTCCTTAATTGCAGGATATGTTCTTCAAGCTTTAGCACTCCTTGAAATAATAGATAATATATTAAAAAAATGTGCTCCTGATTTAACACTTGATTCTATATCGGATGAGGTAAAGACAATGTCCCTTTTACAATTAAATGCTCAAAATACACAAAATGATACAACCTATAAAGGATTTGTAATAGATATAATTACCGTTCCCTATACTCCTACCGTAAATAGAATACAAGCAGTTGCTAAAAATAAATACGGAATTATAATGATTACGGGTAATCTATCATTTACAAGTAGCAACCAAACACTAATTAACGAACTTAAATTAATAATTGACAGAGATAATTTAACAGGTTACTAATATTAATATTTATACATAAACAATAACAATCAATGAAAACCTCAGAACTTAAAAACCTCCTTAAAGAAGCAGTAAAGGAAGCAATCCAAGAGGAGTTACGTGATATTTTACTGGAAGCAGTTAAAGGATCCAAACCCCAAATTAATGAATCATATGCTCAACCCGTAATTAACCAACCTAAACAACTTACTTCTGAAGAACGAAGAAATATGTTTTCAGGTATATTAGGTGAAATGCAACAAGGTGGTGTAGCAAATACAGCATATGCTGGAACAATGCAAGCTTCTGGTCCTGTAGATGCTATTAATGGATCATTACCTGAAGGAAGTGTAGGATTAGATCAAATAATGAACTTAATGAAAAAATAATGGCATTCGGAGCAAGAAAAATATTTCCTATAGACACTAAACCGGGAACGGCTGTTGGTGTGTCTTTACCATTTAATGCTCCCGCTGTATTTAATTCAACATATACTACACAAGATGCAATTAGAAATAATCTAATTAACTTTTTCCTTACAGACCAACCAGAACGATATTTAAATCCATTATTTGGAGGTAATTTAAGATCATTTGTTTTTGAACAAATGTCTGCGGATAATAATGAAAAAATAGATACTTATTTATTACAACAATTATCTCAATATTTTTCAAATCTTGAAGTAGTTAATCTAAATACCAAATTCTCACCAGATATTAATACTGTGGATATATCATTAACATATTTAATAAAAAACACAGGAATAACAGACTCAATACAATTAGAATTTAACTAATGGCTACTAAAAAAAATATACAATATATCAATAAAGATTTCTCTGAATTGAGAGCATCTTTGGTTGATTATGCTAAAACATATTTCCCCACAACTTATAATGATTTTACCCCTACATCACCTGGTATGATGTTTATGGAACAAGCAGCATATGTTGGTGATGTTTTATCATTTTATCTTGATAATCAAATCCAAGAAACATTTTTACAATACGCTCGTCAAACAAATAATTTATATGAATTAGCTTATATGTTTGGGTATAAACCAAATGTAACACAAGTAGCTACTACTATTATGGATATATACCAATGGGTTCCTGCTATTACTAATTCCGGAAGTCAATATCCTGATTTTAACTATACTTTAAATATACCATCAAACACAGTAGTAACTCAAATATCTAATAATAAAATTCCATTTTTAATGGAAAACCCAGTAGATTTTTCAGTTTCAAGTTCATCAGATCCAACAGAAATTTCAATATATGAAATATCAGGTATAACACCAACAAAATTCCTATTAAAAAAACAAAGAAGAGCAATATCCTCTACTATATCCACCCAACAATTTTCATTTACTACTCCACAACAATTTACTACTATAAATTTAAATGCTAATAATATAGTTGGAATTTTAGATATTATAGATTCTGATAGTAATGAATGGTATGAGGTTGATTATCTTGGTCAAGAAATGGTATATAATTCAATAAAAAATACCAACGTAAATGATCCAAATTTATCACAATATAAAGGTGATACTCCCTATTTATTAAAATTAGAAAAAATACAACGTAGATTTGCTACCCGTTTTCTTGATTCAGGATCATTACAAATCCAATTTGGATCAGGAACAGCAATAGATAGTGATGAAGATATAATACCTAACCCAGATAATGTTGGATTAGGATTACCATTTGAAAAAGATAAACTTACACAAGCTTACTCACCCTCTAACTTCTTATTTACAAAAACTTATGGTATAGCACCTTCCCAAACAACACTCACTGTTAGATATTTAACAGGTGGTGGTGTTACTTCGAATGTAGATGCTAATACTTTAACATCAATTAATAAAAATAATATTACATTTTTAAATAGTAATATATCTAATACTACAGTAGCTCAAGAAGTTTATAATGGTTTAGCAGTTTCAAACCCAATAGCAGCCGATGGTGGTGGTGATGGAGATACAATAGAAGAATTAAGACAAAATTCATCTGCTAATTTTGCTTCTCAATTACGTAACGTAACACAGGACGATTATTTAGTTAGAGCACTTTCTATGCCTGCTAAATATGGAGTGGTATCAAAAGCATATATTGAACCAACTAAAGCAGCAACGTTATCTGCTGGTGAATCTAATTCTGTATTAGATTTATACGTTTTATCATATAATGCATCTAAACAATTAAATACATCTACCCCAGCATTAAAATCAAATATTACAACATATCTATCTCAATATAGAATGGTAAATGATGCTATTAATATTAAAGATGGATTTATAATTAATATAGGAATTAATTTTGATATAATTGTTCTTCCTGATTATAATAGTAATGAAGTATTAATAAAATGTATTGAAGCTTTAAAAGTATATTTTTCAATTGATAATTGGCAAATCAATCAACCAATTATTTTAAGAGATATATATGTTCTTTTAGATAAAATTGAAGGTGTACAAACAGTTAAAACAATATCAATACCTAATTTTACAGGAGAAGCATTAGGTTACTCTCCTTATTCATATAGTATATCAGCGGCAACTGTAGGTAATGTTATTTATCCTTCACTTGATCCAAGTATTTTTGAAATTAAATATCCTAACACAGACATTCAAGGTAGAGTAGTACCTTTATAAATAAAAAATAATGGCAGTATATAAAATATTCCCTTCAAAAGATGCTACAATGTATTCAATGTATCCTACAATGAATACAGGATTAGATGAGATAATTGAATCTACATTAACATCAATAGCACCAACTGATCCAAATCCTCAAGTTAGTAGATTTTTAATTAAATTCGATCAATCGAATATTGAAAATGTAATGACTAATCTAGTTAATGGATCTGAATGGCAAGCTAATTTAAGATGTTTTGTTGCTATAACAACAGGTTTAGATTTAGATACAACAGTAGATATATGGGCTGTATCTGGTTCTTGGGATATGGGAACTGGTAAATATTTAGATCAACCATTATCTACTGATGGAGTTTCTTGGATATATAGAACATATAATACCGGCTCTCCGTGGAATGCTATATCCCCAGGTCCTAATGTAACTTCTGATTATGATCTTAATTACGCACCACCTGGAGGTGGTACGTGGTATAATCAAATATCTTCTGGATCTACAAATACTTATTTATCATCATCACAAGTATATTCATATGCACAAGATAAAGATTTAAATGTTGATGTTACTAATATAGTAGATGTATGGTTATCTGGTTCTATTTCTTATTATCCGCCAGCATCCATAGTTACAAGTAGTCTTTCCGTTATTAATGAAGGATTTCTTGTAAAACAACAACTTGAGTGGGTTGATTCAAATAATTACCAACCAGAAATTAAATTTTTCTCTATAGATACCCACACCATATATCCTCCAGTATTAGAGATTAAATGGGATGATTATATATATAATACCGGAAGTTTATCTACACTTAACACCCTCCCAGCAACATTAACATTAGCCCAAAACCCAGGTACATTTTATTCAGAAAGTATAAATAGATTTAGAGTCAATTCCCGACCTGAATACCCACCCCAAGTTTGGCAAACATCATCAGTATATTTAACTAATTATGCTTTACCAACAGCATCCTATTGGGCTTTAAAAGATCTAGATACTAATGAATATGTAATTGATTTTGATACAACCTATACTAAATTAAGTTGTGATAGTAATGGAAGTTATTTTGATATGCATATGAGTGGTTTGGAACCACAAAGATACTATCAAATAATAATTAAAACTAATATAGATAATTCTACAATTGTATTTGATGAAGAATATTATTTTAAGATAATTAATTAATTATGGAGATAGTTAATTTAAATAAACAGGTATATAATAAAAATCAATATGTAAAAGTAATTAATACTTCCTTTACCCAATTGATACCTACCCCTGTAATTGAGCCAGCTCTTATTGTTCCTACACTACAGGATTTTTTTAATAATTATAATTCTCTCTTTTTCCAAATACCTAAATTTGGAGACACGAATTCTCATCAGTATATTATTAACACAAGTAGTAATTATATTGGGGAAAATCAAGATAATGAAACTATACAAGCATTGATTGATGAAATAACTCAATTAAGAGAAGAAAATTTAAATTTACAACAACAACTATTTGCAATCTAATCACCAGTTTAATGGAAGATATAATTACAATATTACCTATAAATCCAAATAATTTTGAATTACAAGAATATTCAACTAGTGATACTTCTTTAATTCAAACAAATATTATATCTGTTGATTTTGACCCTCAAACGGATAATATTGAATATTTTGTATATAATCTTAATAATGAGATTATAGCAAGTCAAGAAGCAAATTTTGGAGGATATTCAATTATTAATAATAATGTATCAATAGATCCTGTATCTGACTTAAAAAATAATGGTCAAGATGAGGGTAGTTTTAATACATTATATAATTTTCAAACAGATAAAATAGGTTCATACTTTTACCAACTATTCATACAAGAAATATCATCAGACAGAACTGAAATTAGGCTTAGTAGTAATAAATTATTAGATATAGAATTAATCACCCAAGCCGAAGATCTAATAAATGAGATTAATAATGCTCCAGTCGATTATGTTGATTTTTTATTAAATTTTGGTAAAAATCAACTAATAATAGCCAATAATATATTATTAGATACAAGTAACACAGACACACCCTCCATTTTAATTAAATTATATGACCCATTACCTAATAATTTCAACACCCAGTCAGAATGTTGGGTTGTGGAACAATTAGCAGAGTCGATTGCTTATAATATTTCTATATCTCCTAATTTTTCAGAAATAGATAATAATATTTATCTAAAGGGTCCTAATTTAAACATACCTATTAAAGATAGAATTAATAACTCTACACCTTATGGTAATTATAATTCATTATCATCAACAAATTCTATCCAAGGATCAGGAAGCCTCCAATACCAATTAAATAGTTTATTAGTTGAAAAAGGAATTGAAATAAATATTGATTATAGTGATTATAGTAATTTTATAAATTTCTCATCTGCCCAAACTAGAGTAGAAAATTTTTATTATAAATTATCATTAATTGAAACATATAATGAAAGTGCTAGTTACTCATCAGGAATAACAACCAACACCTATATATCCTCAAGTAATAATGTTTGGCAAACTAAAATAAATGAACTTATTACTGGTTTTGATAGTTATGAGTATTTTTTATATTTTGAATCAGGTTCAGCAAATTGGCCTAAATCAAATTCAACATATCCGTATGTAAACGAAACATCAACTTCAGTTATAGGTCAAAATTGGTTAGTAAATCAATCAACAATAGCTGAATCCTTTGATCTTGAGAATAATAATTCATTAGTAAATTCAATTCCTTTATATATACGGGAAGATGCTGCTAATTCACAATTTGAATTATTTATTGAGATGATTGGTCAACATTTTGATAGTATCTTTGTATATTTACAAGATGTTACTAATAAATATAATGCTGATAATCGTTTAGATTATGGTGTGTCTAAAGATTTAGTAGCAGATATTATACGAGATTTAGGTGTAAAAATATACCAAAATAATTTCTCATCCAATGATTTATACCAAGCATTATTAGGTATAACACCTTCAGGTAGTTTATATAATTTACCTTACACCACTGGTATATTACCTACTCCATCAGGGTGGGAGTATATTGACACTTATACAACAGCATCAGCAACAGGTTCTTTAGAGCCAACAGATGATGTTAATAAATCTATATATAAAAGAATATACCATAATTTACCTTATTTACTTAAGAAAAAAGGAACAGTAGAAGGATTAAGGGCACTTATCTCAATTTATGGTATCCCAGATACAATATTACGTGTAAATGAATTTGGAGGTAAAGATAAAGATAATTCAAATGATTGGGATTTTTGGTATAATCAATTTGACTATCAATATAATACTAATAATGATGGTATAATACAATCAAATTGGGAAATTAACTCATTATGGAATTCTGAAGATGACCGTCCTCAAACAGTTGAGTTTAGATTTCAAACCCCAGGACTAGAATCAGCATTATCTAAAAATACTCAAAGTTTATGGAGTTTAGATAGTGATGTTAGAATTGATCTTGAATACACAGGTTCAGGATATACATCCGGATCATATAGTGGTTCAATACCAAACCCAGAAAATGAATATGCTACTTTAAAGTTTATTACTAATAATGAATCTGCTAGTATTTATTTACCATTTTATGATGGTGGTTGGTGGTCAGTAGCCGTAACTCGTGATGGTGATAATTTTAATCTATTTGCTGGAAATAACATTTATACAGGTGAAGAAGGATCATCAATAGGTTTTACAGGATCAGCAACATTAAATTCATCAGCAACCGAATGGATAAATGGAACATATTCAGATTTATCACCCCTTTCAATAAATAATAAATTCAGTGGATCATTCCAAGAACTTAGATTTTATAATACTCCAATATTAAGGAGTGTATTTGATGATTATGTGATGAATCACAATTCTATAGAAGGTAATCAAATAAACTCATCACCAGAGCAATTAGCTTTTAGAGCATCTTTAGGTGGTGAATTATATGTAGGTAATGAATCTATACATCCTAAATCTACAGGTTCAATAGAATATATAACTTCATCATTTACTTCAGGAAATGTATTTGATATTACAAATGGTGAGTTTACATCTAAAGAAGAATATGTTTATTTTGATCAAGTACCAGCAGGTATAAAAAATAGAAATTCTAATAAGATTAAACAATCTACATTAGTATTACCTTATACTTCATCAACATTAAATAACCTCCCTAATAACAATATATTATCCCCACTAATCCGTGTACAACAAAATTCATATGTAAGTGAAAGTTACACTCAAGATTTAGATTATGTTGAAGTTGCTTTTTCACCCCAAAATGAAATAAACGACGATATTATTAATAGTATCGGGTATTTTAACATAGGTGATTATATTGGTGACCCAAGACAGGTATCGTCATCCGCTGACTTTTACCCTGAATTAAATACGCTTAGAGACGAATATTTTAAAAAATATAAATCGAATTATGATATTTGGGATTATGTTCGTTTAATAAAATATTTGGATAATTCGTTATTTAAAATGCTTAAAGATTGGGTACCTGCTAGAACTTCATTGGCTGCTGGTGTTGTTATTAAACAACATTTACTAGAGAGAAATAAATACCCAGTACCTCAAGTAGATACTTATACAACAACATCGTTCCAAATGCAAAATCAACCTTTTGTATTCCAAAACATAGAAATTACAGGTTCACCAATCCAAATGTATACTATAACAGGTAGCAATGGTGGATCAATGCCTAATTTAGAAGGTGAAGTATCAGGTAGTGGACCAGGATTTAATATATCTCCAATAACACAAAGTTGGACAGGTTCAACTCCCTCACTTTTAGGATCAGTTGGATTTACAGAAACATACCAATATGAATTCTATAATGGTGAATTAAGTGGTTCTGAATTTATTGCTACTAATGGTGAATTAAATACAGAATGTGATCCTTTCAAATCAGTAGATACAACTGTAATTACTTATAATTTATCTGGAAGTTTTTCATCTAGTTTTAGTGAATTTAATGCTGAAACAAATGCTCAAACCGATAATGGAGAAATTCATATATGGTTTGATCGTACACTTGTTTCCAATTCACCTAATGATGTTGCCGGTGGTACATTCTATTATAGAATAACAGCACTTTCAATTGCTAAAGAATCATTAAATAGTTTAGATTTAAATAATTACATCCCACAAGCATTAGAAATAATACTAAATGCTAATTATATTACTGCTAATTTTACATTAACGGGTTGGAGTAATTCATTTCCATATACAGGAACAACAATTGCTCCATCTTGGGTAGGTAATCCAAATCCTACATTAGTAATAGATAATATTCAAGAAAGAACATCATTAAGTGGAGATGGATATTATTTACTTCAGTGTGTACCTAATCAAGATTCATATTTCAAAATATACACTGATTATACAGGCATAGGTACAGTCTCAGTAACCCCAAAATCATCAGTACTAACAATTATAGAACCATTTGTACCTGCTTCATTTCAAATAAGCGATTGTAATGTTATATTAAATAATGCGCCTGTAGCACGTTTTAACACGTTATATATGGATGTAGATTATAGCTCCAATGCTATTGTCGCTGTTAACCAACAATCGATTATAAACGGTAATGCTACTAAAGCAGAAGTACAAGCATCTAATTATACTACAGCAAGAGTAATATATCCTAGATATATAGGTTCTAAAAATACCTCACCTGATTTTAATGTTGGATATAATTCTTCTAATATTAATGAACAATCAATATTTAATAATTCTGAAACATCTTTATCCCCACCTTCACTCCCATCAGTAGAATCAGATGGTGTTTATTTTGCTTATTTTGATTGGGTAGGAGGTACAACACCTGAACTTATAAATAAGTCAGCAGCTCATATTATGTATTTAATTGATACTAAGGGAAATGCTTATACTCCTAATTTAACAAGTTCTTATTATTATAATTTAATTGATAGTTTTAATTCCAACAATAATAAAGCAAATGTATTATTAATAGGTTCTAATATAGAAACAACGGGTTCAAATAATTCCCAAATACCAGGAACCGTAGGAATTATCAAACCATCGGCACAACCAAAAGCAATTATATTCTCACAAACAGGTAGTTTATCTAATATACTTCCTTCTATGAGTTTTTCAAATCCAAATGTTTTACATGATTATACAATTTCATGTCCATTAGATGCTTCTCCTCCAAATTTTCCAAAAGATGTAATAGATTGGCTTCCATTTGGAACCCCAACATTCCCATCTGGATCAGATGTTAGAGCATATCCATTACTTGATCAAATTGAAATACTTGAAAGTGATAATAATATTAATATATCTTTAAATTTAAGTCTTGATTTTCAAGTACCTCCTATCATATATTCAAAAATATTTTTGGATTTCCAAACATCAACGGATGGTGGATCTACTTGGACTAGTATTTATCAAGACCAAACACCATTAGTACAAGGTACTAATACTTTCAGATCATCAACCCCTTTTAGACCAGCAATAGCTGGAGATTTATATGCCGTGCGTTTTTCTTGTACTTATGGTGGAGCTGATTCTAATCCATTATATATAAATCCAAGTAGTTTTCTATCTGTTACACAAAATCCACTACCTGGAGATGATGTATATTATACATCAGGTTCTATTGATTATTGGACAATAGGAGGAGGTACAGGAAATGTATTAACAGGTTCTCAATTTACTTCTTTAATATATGGATCAAATCAAAACCAAGTTACTTCATCTACTGGTCAACCCTCATATGATTACCCATATATTAACTTTAATATACAACCTATGGATGAGATTAGATTTTCAGCTAATGAAGAATTATCATACCAAATTCTAGAAGTAACCCCACCTTCAGATACTACTACTGATGAATTATACATAAAAATAGATAGAACAATATCTACAGGATCCATAGATATCAATTCATTTATGATTAGAAGATATGTTCCAAACCCAAATTTTGTAGTTTTAGATTCATCTAAACCATCAGGATTACAAATTGGAGCAGGATTTTTACTTCCTGAATACTCTTCTAATGAACTAAATACCAAATTTGATGAAATAATACAAAACCTTACAGAAAAAGGATTAATTTAATATATTTATAACAAAACAAAAAATAAAAAATGGGATATTTAAATAACTCAGTAGTAACAGTAGACGCTATTTTAACAACAAAAGGACGTCAGTTATTAGCTCAAAATGATGGAGCTTTTAGAATTACACAATTTGCATTAGCGGATGATGAAATAGATTATACTCTATACAATCCTAATCACCCATCAGGATCAGCATATTATGGTGAAGCATTACAAAATATGCCTTTACTTGAAGCATTTCCACAAGAAACTCAAGTAATGAAATACAAATTAGTAACATTACCTCGTGGTACTGCTAAGATGCCTATCCTAGATTTAGGTTACCAATCAATAGTAATCAAACAAGGTGCTTCATTAGCAATCACACCTCAAACATTAAATTATCAAGGTGGAAATACATATGAAACAGCAGGATATACAGCTACAATTTCAGATGTTAGATTATGTTCAACCTTCGAAGGTGTTGGTATTAATACTCCTGAAGTACAAGCATTAAATGCAACAACAACTTTAGGTACAAGCGTATCTAAAACAGTAGTTGGTACAACAATTAATTTACGTGCAACAACAATAAATACATTATTTGGTACTTCTAATACCGCATTATATGCTACTTTAACTGTAGTAGGTAGAGACAGTGGTGCTAGGGTAACTATTCCAATAACCGTAACTAAAGTATCTTAAAAATAAATATTATGTCATTTAATAGATTAGAAGCCGACGATTTTGTAGTATCCGCTGATAGCATCAGTTCTACGTTATGGTCAAACGGTAGTCCAAACTTATCATCATTTTCCACTTCATCAACCCAAGAAGCAGGTTCATCTGGAAATTTTTATCTAAATATATACTCAGGATCAACTTTTGAAAATATCCAATTTGCAATAGCATATGGCAATTCAGAAGGTTCTGGTAGTTTAGTATATAACACAGCAGTTGATGGTAGATCACCATCCTCTACCGTTTATGGTCAATACCAAAACCTAGTAATTGGAGATGAAAATACAAATTTTACATTTGGTTCCGTTACATCAACTGAGTTTTTTGCTTTACCTATAGAAAGAGCAAGATATAAAGAAAAAATATTTTTAGGATCATTAGGTTTAACAATTACAGGATCATCAGGGATAATACAACTTACCGATGATAGTGCATATGTTAGTTCAGTTCAATTTAATGAAGCAGGAAGAGTATTTCAATTAATATCGGGATCTAGAGGTGTTAAAACAGCAACTCCACTAACAACCGAAGGATATTCACTTAACTCAGGTTCATATGGTTGGTTACTTCCAGATATTGGAACTATCATATTAAATCCATTAGCTTTAGCATCAAATGCAGCTGGTGGTGGTTGTGGGTTTGTGTATAGTGGATCAACTTCAGGATCAGTAGATCCAATTAAATCTCCAATGGCTTCACTATATCAAGCTATATCAGGATCAGCAACTGGGGTAGCACCAAATACAGGGTCGTTCTATCTAAATTCAGAAGAAACAATTACTTCAGATTTTATATTTGTAAGACCTAGAAGTTCAGAATTTAATTACTCCGAAAATCCATCTTATATTTCAGGATCAACAGGTGAAGTATTATATAGTAATTTTATAAACAACCCACAAACATATATTACAACAGTAGGTTTATATAATGATACTAATGAATTATTAGCAGTAGCTAAATTATCAAGACCACTACTTAAAGATTTTACAAAAGAAGCTCTAATTAGAGTAAAACTTGATTTTTAAAATGAATGAATGCATTCAAACAATTTTTAGCATCAGACATAGTAGTAACCCCTTTTGAGGTTAATAAATCATTCTCTTTTAAAGGGAGTGAATTGGTAGCACCAAACGTAGAAATTAATAGATTTTTAGGACAAAACATTGGTGGATTATTTGATCCATCAACAGACCCAACAACTGGTTATGATAATTCTCAATATAAGAGACTAGTATATAACTCGGTTAAAGAATTATATTATTCAAATTACATAAGCTCCTCATATGGGGATGATATTAATATGGGTTATATATTTCCTGGATCTCAACCTGAAGGAGATAGATTAGTAGGTACAACCCAATCAGATGGTAGATATTTTAATTATTTACAAACTGATTTAACTTTTGAAAAATATTTTCCAACAGGTTCAAATAATATAGTAGGTGTTATATCTATACCATCTCGATTATATGGAAATTACATTCAACCCAATTCATTTTATTTTCAAGCACCTAGTGGTTCAATATCCGATGATGGAGAAGGTAATGTAATTTTAACCTCTACAAATGAAATATGTGGTAATATATTCTATTCTCATGGATTAATTGTACTTACAAGTGATAGCGATCCCCAAAATGATGGTTATGGTGCTGCTATATATGGTTCTGCTCTTTATGGATTAGGTGATACTACATTTATTGATAATTTTATAACAGCAACTAACGTAACCTGTTCCTTTTCCTCATCTTTAGATATATTTGAAACACAATATAAATGTACACTTAGAGAAAGTGAATTTAATTTTAGTTTAAACCCATCACTTTCTTCAGGTAGTACTCAAATTACAGCACCTCAAGGAACGTTTTACACCCCTGGACAATATGTTAGTAATTTTGTAACAGAGTCATATTTTAGTCCTTATGTTACAACTATAGGATTATATGATGACTATCAAAATCTATTAGCAATAGGTAAATTATCACAACCTTTACCTACTTCTCCAACAACAGACACAACAATACTTATAAACATAGACAGATAATAAAATGGCAACTTTAAATAACGCAAATATCATAAACGGTAATCCAGTAGAAACAGCTGATATATTACAATTATACACAGCCTTAGGTACAGGAAGTCCAGGTGATATTACTGGATTAGTAATAACTGGTAGTTTAGATGGAAGTGCAACTTCTATAGTTATCCCTACTCCATCAACAATTACAGGAACTTACTATCCAGCATTAGTCCCAGGAAATGGCACCCAAAACCCAGAAATTTCAGATTTTTTATCATACAATGCAGCAACTAAAGTATTAACAACCACAGCATCATATGCAACAACTGCTGAAAATGCATCTGTAATACAAGTTAATAGCCAAAAATATGATGATGGAGGTATTGTAACTGGTGATTTTAAATTTATTGCTGGTAAAGTAGCTATGGGTACTGGTACTGCTGTTAGTAGTGCTTTTCTTAATTTAGTAGGTAAAACTTTAGGAACAGATGCTTTTATAACAGCAAATTATATATCAGGAAATGGTCCAACAGATTCAGTAATTGTAGATTCAATTGACTTTGCCACGGGGGTTATAACTTTTATAAATAATACTTCTGGATCTCCAGTAGTTGCTACTATAGTATTTACTGGAATTTATATTTAAAAAACAATAAAATGTGGTTATATAAACAAAAGGAAATGGAGTCAATCTCCGATTTTCCTGAAAACTCTCACGGATTTGTATATCGAATCACTCATAAAGAATCAGGCAAATCATACATTGGTAAAAAAATACTCCAAAATACATCTAAAGTAAAATTAGGTAAAAAGGAACTAGCAGAATATGCTGGTGTTGTAGGACGACGCCCCTCCTATAGATTAGCAGTTAAAGAATCAACTTGGAAAACATATTGGGGTTCAAATAAATATCTTACGGAATTATATAAAA